GTAATTGACCCCGAAAGTAAATTAAACCCTCATCCTCACTAATAACCTCTGCCAATTCAGGTGGCATCATTTTGCCGTTAATAAAGGTCAATACTGCCCAGCCTGCTCTCCAGTTGACTGGATTTTGCTCAGTATAGGCGAACTGGCTGTCTTTAATACAAGCCATAGTGCCAGTATCTACTCCGTACCTAGTGCCCGTATAGTCAGTCCAAGGAGTTATCTTGAGAGAATGTAAATGCCCTGTAACAAAGCTCGTGCCTGATTTAATCGTGTTGTTATAGACCGCATGGATGCCGTTATGCCACCGATGCTTAATCATACAAGTTTGATTGACCATAACAGCCCAATACCACTTCCAATGCGGAGTATGGTCAGCAATATCAAACCCTTTAATACCCTCGTACTGTGGCAATACATTGGATAATTTGCCTGAAAAGCGTAAATCGTGATTGCCAATCGTAATCATTAACTTACAGCCTGCTGGTCGTACTTTTTCAATATCTCCGAGTCTTTCTTGAATCTCGTCAAGTTCTTCTTTAACTGTTGGGCCTTTATTCCAGCCAATGCGATGATGTTGTGAAATACTAGCGAAGTCGGCTATATCCCCATTAAGAATGACAATCTTTGGTTTTAGATACTTTACAAACTCAACAAACCCTCGATGGGCTGTAGTTACATATTGTGGGTTGTAATGGCAATCTGAACCTACTAATATAGTTCCATTTTCAATCGTGATGTTAGCTTGCATCTGTTCATCAGGAATGTAAATCTTAGGCATCCCATTAGGTTTTAAAGCGTCTAAAACAATGCCATGTGTATCTTCTATTGTTCTGCGTCTTTTTAATGTATTGCGGGTGCTAAGTCCAATAATCTTGCCAACTTTGTCAGGAGATTGATGCTCTCGCCAAATGGTTATAAATTCTTCATCGGTACACACTTTTTTTGTCATGACATACCTTTAATGGTAAAGTTAGCATATCTTAACCGATTACTGTTAAAAAACAATGGCATACGCTAAAAGAACTGACGCTAACCAAGCTGAAATAGTAAAAACTCTAAGACAAGCGGGTGCTGATGTGTATGACTTATCTAAAGTCGGTAAAGGAATTCCCGATTTACTGGTCACTTTTAATGGCGAAACTATCTTGATGGAAGTAAAACGAGATGCTAAAGCCAAGTTCACCGCAGAACAATTAAAGTTTATAGCTAATTGGAAAGGTGGGCCATTAAGTCGAGTAGATAGCCCTGAATCTGCATTAAGAGTGATTGGATTAATTGAAAAGAAAGACTATAATCATTAGAAACAAGGAGTTTGCATGGAAAATTGTGCTTTATTTGTAGCTACATTACTACATTCTGCGACTAATACGCATTTCTTCCATTTCACAACGGATTCCTATTCACGCCACAAAGCGTTGCAAAAATACTACGAAGGTATTGTAGATTTAACTGACAGCTTTGCTGAATCCCACGCTGGTATTTATGGTAAGTTCACCGCATTTCCAAATGTGTACCACCAACCTAAAGACCCTTTACGCTACATGGAATCTTTACAGAACTTTGTTAAAGAAGCCCGCCAAGATTTACCGCAAGATTCTGAATTACAGAACATTATTGATGAAATTGCCGACCTAATTAACACTACGACCTACAAGTTAAAGTTCTTAAAATGAGCCGCCAAGACCAAATTCGTGCTGCAATAGAGAAGCAGATACCTAAGACTACGACAGGTAAGGGTAAGAACTATCTGCCTACCGACCAAGGTGCTGGAATGACCGCCAAAGGTCGTGAAGCCTACAATCGTAAGAACAACGCCAATTTAAAAGCCCCCGCCCCAAATCCTAAAACCGATGCCGATAAGGGTAGAAAAGCTAGTTTTTGTGCAAGAATGGGTGGGGTAGTAAAAAACAGCAAGAACGCTGAACGAGCAAAAGCAAGCATGAGGAGATGGAATTGTGGCTAAACAAGGACTATACGAAAATATTCACCGAAAAAGGGCTAGGATTAAGGCGGGTTCAGGCGAAAAGATGAACAAGGTTGGTAGCAAAGATGCCCCTACGAAACAAGACTTTATTGAGTCGGCTAAGACGGCAAAACCGCCCAAAAAGACTAGAAAACAAATGCTTACCGATAAGATGAAGGATATGTAATGAAAACTAAAGAACCAAAGAAGCTAGACTTCTCAATGAAGGGTGGTAAGCCCAGTAAGTTAGTAGGCAACGAAGAAAAACGCATGAAGCGTAAAGCTGCTTTGCTGACACACTTTAATAAGTTTCAAAAGGACATGATTTAACTGTACAATTAACGCAACTTAATCAATCACTTGAGGAAGTATGCAGATAAAAGAAGTAGAAGTAACAGCGTTAATACCATACGCTAAAAACAGCCGAACCCACGATGATGCTCAGGTAGCCCAAATAGCCGCCAGTATAAAAGAATTTGGGTGGACTAACCCTATACTGGTTGATGGCGATAAAGGCGTTATAGCGGGGCATGGTAGGCTATTAGCCGCAAGAAAGCTAGGTATGAATAAAGTACCTACGATTGAGCTAAAAGACATGACAGAAGCCCAAAAAAAGGCTTATGTGATTGCTGATAATAAATTGGCATTAAACGCTGGGTGGGATACAAATTTTCTGTCGCTAGAGCTACAAGAGTTAAAAGACCAAGACTTTGACCTAACGCTACTTGGATTTGACGATAAAGAATTAGACGCTTTACTAGCCCCCGAAACAACCGAAGGGCTAACCAATGAAGATAGCGTACCTGACACGCCAATCGAGCCTAAAACAAAGCTAGGCGATATATATATCCTTGGAAATCATAGACTTATGTGCGGTGATAGCACAAGCATAGATGCAGTAGAAAAATTGGTAGCTGGCACAACGATTGACCTTTGTTATACAGACCCACCTTACGGCATCAATGAAAAAGGTGACAGAACCGCTAGAAAGACAGGCTTAGCTAAAAACCATAATTTTAAAGACTTTAAAGACGATACGATTGACTATGCTGTAGAGGCGTACCAAATTGTAGAAGGCATTTTGCAAGTTAAAAGGCAAGTTTGGTGGGGTGCTAATTACTATTGCCATGCTTTGCCACAATCAAACAACTGGTTTGTTTGGGATAAGCGTGTAGAGGACAAAATGGCAGATACTCAATCAGACTGTGAGTTGGCTTGGGTAAAGTCTAAATGGTCATCTGTGCGTATTTTTAGACACCTTTGGAAAGGTTTTAACAAAGACAGCGAAAGAAATCAACAAAGAGTACACCCAACCCAAAAGCCAGTAGCATTAGCTGAATGGTCATTTGATTATTTTAAAGAAGTCAACACAGTTTTAGACCTGTTTGGTGGTTCAGGTTCTACTTTAATAGCTTGTGAAAAAACTAACAGACATTGCTTGATGATGGAATTTGAGCCACATTACTGCGATGTAATAGTCAAGCGTTGGAAAGACTTTACTGGCAAAAAAGCTATTTTAGCGGAGTTATAAAAATGGCAGAAAAAGGCAGACCCCCACATAAACCCACTAAAGATACTCAAGAACAGGTTAAACGCTTATCTGCATTGGGTTGCCCACATGAGGACATAGCCACACGCTTAAAGATTAGTGCTGATACTTTGGTCAAGTATTACAAGGATGAGCTAGACGAAGGGCGCATTGATGCCAATGCCGCTATAGCTGGTACATTGTTTAGCCAAGCCAAGAAGGGTAATACGGCTGCCGCTATCTTTTGGCTAAAGACTAGGGCTAGATGGAAAGAAACCCAAGTCAATGAGGTTACAGGCCAAGATGGTGGCGATATAAAGATTTCTTGGGCAGATGCCTAACATAAAGCTAAAGTACCGCCCTAGACCTATATTTGCGGACTTTCATGAGCGTAAGCAACGATGGTCTATTGTTATTGCCCACCGCAGGGCAGGTAAGACTGTAGCCTGTATTAATGACCTTATCATTAAAGCTGGATTGGAGAACAAACCCAATGGTAGATATGCCTATATTGCCCCGTATCATAGCCAAGCCAAATCTATTGCTTGGGATTACTTGCTTAGGTTTAGTGAGCCTTTGTATCGCAGACATAACCAATCAGAACTGTGGGTTGAGCTTATCAACGGGTCAAGAATTCGTCTATTTGGTGCAGACAATCCTGACGCATTACGGGGTATGTACCTAGACGGGGTAATCCTAGACGAGTACGCTGATATGAAACCTAGCGTATGGGGTGCTGTATTGAGGCCGTTATTATCTGACCGCATGGGTTGGGCAGTTTTTATTGGAACGCCAAAGGGCCATAACGCCTTTTATGACATATATCAGACCGCAGAGATAAACAAAGAAGATTGGTTTAGTAAGGTTTTAAGGGCGAGCAAGACCGAAATCCTACCCCAAGCCGAACTAGACGATGCCTTAAAGTCTATGTCTATCGACCAGTATCAACAAGAATTCGAGTGTTCATTCGAGGCTTCCATAGTTGGGGCTATATATGGCGTTGAGATGCGACTACTGACCGATGCAGGGCGTATTTCTAAGGTTGAGTGCGATAACCTATTCCCTGTCCATACAGCATGGGACTTGGGCTTTAACGATGCTACAGCTATATGGTGGTATCAGGTCGTACATGGAGAGATTAGAGTATTGGATTACCACGAAGCACATGGGCAACCGATTATCTATTACGCTAACCAAATTAAAGAACGACCATACGAATATGGCACACATTGGCTACCGCATGACGCTAAAGCTAAAACTTTGGCAAGTGGTGGAAAGAGCATAATTGAGCAAATTTTTGACAAATTACCTAAAGAATCGTTTAAAATTGTTCCAAATCTGTCATTACAAGACGGCATACAAGCATCAAGGATGGCATTAGCTAGGACTTGGTTTGATGCCATGAAGTGTTCAGAAGGCATTGAATGTTTGCGTCAGTACCAACGGGAGTACGATGAAGATAAGAAAGTATTTAGAGATAAGCCTAGACATGATTGGACAA